TAGATTTTATTTGGGGTAAGTTCAGGAAACTTCTTATTGTAATACTTTAAAAATTCTTTAGAATGCACAGTCTCTTGACCATACTTCTGTGTTAGTCGGAAGTATTCTCTTGCGGGAATAGTTGCAACTGGTTTGCCAAGTGTTGGGTGTGTAGTCCCCTTTAGTGCTTGGGCTTCTTTGGCTGCCTGTGCAACTCGTTGTTTTTCGGTCTGCTGCTCCAGCTTGAAACCGTTTTTAATCTCATTCATGAAGGCACGATCAATCTCGCCATCAGAATATTTCTTTAGATTAGGAATGATGATATCCATATTAAAAAAGGCGGGGGGCTTGCGCCCCCCAACCAGAATTTAATTAAAGACGAGCCATTTCGAAGAAAACGGTGACGCTTCCTGCGTTAAGTTCGTTTAATGAGTAAGCACCGCCAGCACCAGGAGTGAAGAGCAATTTGAACTCTTTTCCGTCTGCTGTGTATAGTTTACCATTTACTGTGTTGGCATCTCCACCTGCGGTGAAGTAAGAACCATCATTGTAAGCATAAGTAACTTCAGTACCATCAAGGTGAAGCTGTGATGCACCGATGTAACCAGCTGCTGTATCATCATCACCAACGGTGAGTGTAAGACTGATTCCGCTTCCGCTGTCATCAAATGCTTCATTGAGCTTGTAAGCAACCTTTTGTACTACTGCACCCTGTGGGATGTCGTAGCTAATTGTGTGAGTTGCATCATCGGCTTTTGTTCCGATAACGGCAGCTGCAAAGTCGCCTGACTTGATAGTGATTGAATCGGTAAATGTCGAATTACCTGCTTCGTTTACTGTTAATTGTGGCATAGTATTATATCTCCTTTGTTAATTAGTTAATGATTTTGCCGTGAGCGCCAGGATGGTATACACCGAGGGTCAAAGCACAATCAACGAAACCACGCTCACCACCACCAAGATTTGGCAGACGAGTGCTTCCCATTGGGATAAGCTCGTGAATACCGTAGTATTCTGGGTTTACAATGTAACCAGTGTCTTGGTTAGTTGTATCAGGAGCGCAATCAGGGTTCATGTTTACAATAGAAACAACACCGTGGTCGGACTCATAAAGGTCAACAGATAGCTTAATGCTACCGCTGTTACCGTCGTAGTTAACCGAACGAACATTGTCTGTAGCAGAACTAGTTGTACGAGCGAAGTCGGCGATCTTGCTACGAAGAGCGGTATCAGCAACAAGCATAAGGTTGTTTGTAGAACCAGTTACACGGAAAAGTGAACTAATAATTGAATTAAGTTCACTTTCTGTGAAGTTACCAGCATCAACTTCAACAGAGCCTGTTGGAGTAGCAAACGCAGCAGGAACATCAGATGCAATCGCAAGGTCACCAGCTTTACCGCTAGCAAGCCATTTGCCAAGTCCACGAAGTTGGTTAGCTGTTCCAGCACCATCCTCCGTTGCTTTGTCTTGAGTTCCAGAGATAGTTGCTTCAACGTCGCGTTTTAGTTCGCGGATAGCTTTGGCTTCAGCCTGAGCAATCTTAGCGGGACCAACAGAATCGACAGCTTCTTGCATATCGGAAACCATGTAGTCACGGCGGAACTTTTGAACACGATTGCCGAGGCGAGCGCGGCCAGCGAACTGGTCAGTGAATGCAGTAACGTCAGCACCTTCAGCGATGCCAGCAGTCTGTGGAGCCGAAAGGCTATCAACAGTCCACTCAACATTTGTTGCAGATGCACGTTCTTTGTTAGCAGAGGAAAGGATAGGAGTTTCTTCTGGAGCGAGGATAGTCAAGACATCAGTCAAGTCTTCGCGGTTAGAAACGCCCGATCCTGTATTAGTAGTATCGAATGTATTTGAGAATGACATTGTATTTAATGATTATTTAATGAGTTATTGTGTTATGAGCGATTGCTCATTTTGAGTCGTCGAAGAGCAGCAAAGTCTCTAGCATTACCCGTTTCTTTAAACCTGGCTTCTAATTCTTTTAGAGCCTTGGCAGTTCTTCCCATTCCTTTTTCGGATTGGGCAGAGACTGGATTACCTGTTCGTGGAGGATTTAACGTAGGAGCTTTCTTGGTACTCCCTACTAGTTTACGGCCATGTATGCTATTTGTAGCATGGGCAAACCAATAATCTAGTTGGGCGGCGATGTCAGGAGTTTCACGTTTCAGAACACTTTTTAGTTTCTTGAATCGTTCGTCTCCTACTGTAGCTTCAAACTGTCTGCGTAAGTCGTTGTCCTCACCTTCTAGCCAAGATAGCTCTTGCTTCGCTTGGGTGTCGAACTGCTTTGTTAGCACTTCTCCCTCCGCACGTAGTTGAACCTTAGATAGTTGGTCAGGTAGAAAAGTTTTCTGTGCTTTACGCGCTCTTAATAGAGACTGCCGCACATCCTTCTTTGTCCACTCCTTACCTTCAACTTCTGTTACTACATCATCTGCACCATAGCCATCACTTTCAAAGATCAAATCTTCAGCCCATTCAATTACTTGGTCAACCTCAGCGGCTTTCTGTTGTAACTTTTCGACAGTATCAAGATTCCCGTATGGGTTGTTCTCGACCTTTTTCGTTTCTAGTGGGTTAGGTTTTTCTTTGAGTCGTGCCTCAAGTTGAGTAAGCTTTTCTTCTGCAGCCTTTCGTTTTGCAGTCAATTCTCCGAATCGAGCTACAGCACGGCTACCAAGCTTATCAGCTAGTTCGCGCAAATCTTCCTCGGACATATCGTCCAGGTCTAACTGTGAAAGAACATCTTCGGATTCTGGGGATTCTTCAGATGCTTCTGCTTCCTCGGTATCTACCGATTCTTCCAAAACTTCTTCAGTTTCCTGCTCAATAACTTCTTCGGTTTCCTTCTCTTGGGGCTGTTCAGTCCCAGGAGCAAGTTCACCAATTCGCCGTTGAGCAAAATCCGTGACGGATATATTTGATTTGTCCACTGATATTTTACCTGCTTCAGCGTCAGCAGTTGCTATTTCTTCTGTCATAATTATTCCACTCCTTAACGCCGAGCGATGGCGATTTTTGAATTATAACACAGGTAGTTACATGCGCTCGGAATGCTTCTTAGAAAGCTCCTGCCAATTTACTAATTGTAGCACTTGATCGTAAGTAATAATACGACCTGATACCTGTTGTATGTTGTCGCTGGTTGCCTCATGCAACTCAGCAATAGTTTCTTCACGTAGTTCGTGAAGCATTTTAATGAAGCGAGCAAACGCCTCGTAGTTATGAAGTGTTTTTATGTCGTCTTGTATTTGCATTATATCTCCGTGGATTGCGTGACGTTAAACAGATTCTGAATATTTGTCAATAGACCGAGGCTATAGACCCTGTGTATCAATCTGACCCATCTGAGCAGGGGCTGTGCCTACTCGTCCGATCTGTGCGTTCTGAGCTTGTTGCATCTGGAACGTGTATTGACCCACATACTTCTGTAACCTAGCGGCAAACGCTTGGTCGGTCTGTATACGTTGTGCGACATCTGGTTGTTGTCCGTATTGCTCTACAACTTGAAGGGCAATCTGAGCCCCAGCAGGTCGAGCGGGCATTTCAATACCAGCAAAGATTTTAGCCAAGTCATCGGTAACCTGTTCAACCACTTGTTGTTGTGCAGTCTCGACAGGTTGTAGGACGGCATCAGCCATTACTGGGTCAATGCTCGCGGCAGCAACATCTAGTAGGCTATCTATGTTTAGACGGTTGTTAGCGTTCAACTGATTCAATGCTACAAACTGTTGTAGTTTCTTTTCTACAGTCTCTGGGTCATTGTTCTGAACGTCAAAGTTAACCATAATGTCGAAGTTTTCGTCAGGGTTACCCTTGTCGAACACTTGAGCATCTGGCACACCAGTTACACGGAAGAACACTTCGTCTGGTCCAAAGCGTTGGAAGCACTTGTAAGCCATCCCGATTACCTCAGCAGTGTGGCTAAGGAACTTATCTACCAAGAACTGCTTCCGTATTTGGCTGATTTGAGAACCTTCGTCTAGCCCCACTAACTTATCCGATAGGTTAAGCAGGGTGTCTTCCATTTCAATGGAACCAGTAGGTGGTGGGGGTGTAGGAGCAAAGTCCAAATCACCCTTACGGCGATACGGGATCAATCTGCCTGGTCCCCAATCGTTGGGAGCTTGACCAACTGGGTGAAGGATGGGAGGTAAAGTAGCTATGCTGTTTCGGTCAACTCGTGAGTCACGCTCAACCTTAACTTGGTTCTGTAAACCACGTAGGATAGACGGCACGGTAGTTGTGTCATACAGACGCTTGCTGTCCTCGGATAGCTTTGTGACTACTACAGGATAGTCTTCGTATCCATTGAGTAGTTCAAACTTGGCATATCCTGGGGCTAGTTCATTACCACTGAACTCCTTGTGGAATACTGTGCAGTAAATGCCTTCTGCGCCATCTTCTTGGTCAATGAGTCGTTGATACGCATAGCAGATTTCTACTAGTTCATCGGCTTCATACGCATTGTCAGATAGGCTGATGCTGCGACGACCTTCTTGCTCACGCTCAATGGAGTCAATGTTTACACCCCTATACTTAGATATAATGTAGTCTACAAAGTCTTCATCCCATCCATCAGTGACTACTTTATTCTCTAGTTCTTGTGCTGTGTAATAGGTTTTCCAGAAACAGTATGGCGCACGTTGCGGGTCGGTAACGTACGGAGGAAAAAAGAAATCACCATCTGGGGCAAGTGTTTTAACGTCAGGGGCATTGACTTGTCTACGAACGATAGGAAGTTCAGCCACTCCAGTCTTTCTTAGTTCACGTAATGCTTTCTTGGCACGTTTCTTAGTTGTTCCTTCAAAGGTTGCTTGGAGCAAGGTTATAAGCTGTTCGTCATCGTTGCCGTTCTGTATAGCGTCAGCAACATCGGGACTAACCTGTGCAATTTGATTCAAATCCAGTTGTTGCAGTATCCTACGATCTTCTTTCTGCCAACCAATATATGTAATCAATATACCTCGCTCAAGCAAATAATTAGCTCCTAGTTCCATCTCGCGGTGAAACCTAGGTATGTATCCAGAGGACACCATCCATTTTAAGAAACCAGACACTATTCGGCTACGAGCAATGTCTCCGCTTTCTACTGGGAATGCCCTGACGTTTGCACGGTTCAGGGATGCTATAAATAATGATACTAGCCTTGTGATGCGCTCATCAATGAGATGGCACTCCATATCGGACGCACCCTCCCAAGGGAAAGCGTCGGCTCCATGCTTACGGTGGTCACGGCTCTTGCCTGGCCAGAAGTTCCTGCGGTCATCGTAGGATGTGCGGCAGAGGTCAAAGTATGATTCTAGTTCAGTGACCGTTTGGTCATAAGCTAGACGGAGAGTCTTAATGTCTGGCTCGTCCTGTAAATATGTGAGAGACTCGGAAACGCTATCAGTTATCATGTTTTGGTTCTAATCTTTTGTGTACGGATTTCAACAACCGAATTGTATAAGTAGATGATACGCCTATTGTATCACATAGCTCTGCATTTGTCATTGGGACTCCTGTCTCGTGTAATATGTATCGTCTTAGCATTTCCCAAGAAGCAAATCTATCCACTTGCTCCCTGCACCAATTACGATTTAATGTGATGTCACTTTCCTTTTCGCACATATCTGTAGCTAGTTCCTACGTGGTCTGATATTGCTTCAAAGGTTATATCCTTACCTATCAACTTGCCCTGCCATTTACGGGGGACAAGCATTGGAACTTTCTTACCAATCTCTTTATTGAAGACGTAGTTATACCGAGGGTTAGGACACTCATTTAAGACATGACCAGTATAGTGCTTGGGTATAATCTCTTCGATCATAAAGGACTCTTCTAGGATGGCTGTGCCTTCCTCGTTTACCCATGTATTCTTTCCCTTACCTGTCAATGAACCTTCGGGCAGCTTGTCCTGTGCTATTTCCATAGCGTCTTCAAACTCCACCTCTTGTTCAAGTGCTATCTGCGTTAATTTCTTTTTAGGCATTAGTATCCTCCTTTTCCTTTAGTTGTTGTTTCCATATTATTTGTTGCAAAGTGATCTGGTCCCATGCCAGCATTAGCCATACGTAGGTATCGAAGTAAGTCAACAAAGTCCTTTAGTGGCTCGTCTCGCTTACCCTGGTGACCCCAGTTTAGTAGGCTGTATATTAAATTACCGCAGGACTCGTGTATGGACAGCAAGGGTCTGTTGCTTTCGTCTACGGGTAAGTTTGGGTTGTATTTCATCCATTCGTCAATAGCTGCAATGCCAGAGTCAATGTCAGCTCCGTTAGATGGGACAAAGAACATACCTTTGTCGGCAAAGCTTTCAAACAAGTCAGAGTTGTCCTCGTTCTCACGGGCAAAGTATCTGGAGTCACCTATACGCTCAAAGACCTCTACACCCAACTCTTCCTCAATCATACGGAACTCATCGACGTAGGACTGCACATCGTATCCAATCTTCTTAGATGCAGGACCAAACTTCCAACGTGGATCGCCGAAGATAGCCCACTCACCGTAAGTGTCACGGTCAGGCCACTCTCTAAGGACAGTTACATACCCCTTGCTATCTACTGCTGCCCACAGAGCCACATAGTTCCTTGCACCAGCAGGGTCAACCACCTGGTAGACCGTATGGGTCTTGTCGGTTATTGCGGGTAGTTCTGAACAGGTGTGGACGCTTGTGTTGAACGACGGGAACAGTGTGTTCATGCTCTTGACTGGTATGCCGTAAGCACGGGTCAATACTTCGTCCCTAGCACTGTTCTGTAACTCCTTGCGGATACGCTCATACCCGCCGAACGGGTTTAGCTCACTATGGAAGTAAACAATCCCTGCATCCTTAGACTTACTGTATTGAACAAAAGGAACCTCCTCGTTGTCTAGCAACTCTGCGTTACGTGTCTTACGAGTCTCTGCATCCTTCAGGAACGAAGCTACGAACGGCGTGTAACCATCAATGGGAGTAAAGGTCATCAGCATCTTAGAGTTGCGGGTAACCAAACGGAAGCGCATGGTGTTTACCAAGTCTCCCTCCTCTAGATACTCATCAAGCCACAGACCAATGTTGTGCCACTTGGGTGTCTTACTACCAATTTCCAAACCCTCAAACTTAGATCGGTTGGCAATGAACTGTGAGTAGGTGTGAAAATAAACGGTAGAACCGTTAGGTAGGATAAAGCTAGCACCAGTAAAGCCATTCTTGAACGTGTAGTTCAAATACTCTACGGTAGACTTAGACTTCTTCTTTAGCTCTGGTGGTAGGTAATTATAAACCGCACGTTGTTGCACACGCAC